CAAGAATATAGGTTAGGTCCAGAAAGAGGAGAAGATGGTTGGGTAAGTTTTTTCTTAGATATAGACGAATCAAAAACCATTCAAACTTATTTACCAAATAATTCTGTTTCTTTACTAAATACAACAGCAAATAATATAAATTTAAAAACCTTAAAAGTTGGGGCTAAGGTAGAAATTAGATATGATTTTTCTTTAGAAACCTACACTCCAAATACAGAGGTTTGGATTAGAACTCTTTTACGAGACGAGGATCTTTCTCCAACTGGATACGTTGGTTTGGTTAAGTATCAGTACTCATATGATATCTCATATTGTCAAACCATCTTTATCAATAGCGACAAAATTAAAAACTATGGAGGACAACCTCAAATCAGAACTGACAATGAAAGTTCTTTTATTCTAAAAGGCATCTATGTGTCAGTGTCTTAGTGGTATAATTAAGCAGGAGGACTAATGGCATTTCCAGGCACATATAATTTTAATTACTACCGTGGTGATAGGTATGAATTTGTAATCCGTCCAAAAACTGCAAACGGTGGGGCTTTTGATTTAACAGGCTACAGCGCAAACTTTTTTGTTGCTAATGCAAGAGGAGAAGGTAAAACTCAGTATGAAATGCAGGCTATTGTTGATGGATCTGCAGATACTGTAACTTGTACAATTTTGCCAGGCGCAGGAGAAGAACTAACTGCTGGAAACTATGTCTATGATGTTCAAATAGACTCTGGTGCGACATTAGTCTATACACTTTTAACGGGTACTGTAACAGTAACAGATGATATTTCTGGAGCAGATGATTCATAATGGTTGACGTATTACTTAATACCGATGATGTTGTTGTTATAGGACCACCAGAGTCAATTGATCTATTAGTTGATATTGGACCACAAGGAGTTCGTGGTAGCAAATTTATTGTTGGTTCTGGAGAACCCAATGCACTAACAGCAAGTGGTATTTTATTTGGAAATACTTTAATTTTAAATGATATGTATATTAATACCGCCCCAGGAGAAAATTATGGATATATGTATCAATATATTTCTCAGGCTGGTGCAAATACTTGGGTTCAGGTTTTAAAAGTAAGTCCAGCAATCTATTCGGCTGTAGAAACAATTTCTTTTACATCTGGTGCAGCATCAATTACGATCCCAATATCAAATATAGTAACAGTTAGTGGCTCACCACTTACCGCTTCAAATTTCAATATTCAATTCAGAATTGAAGGAGCAAATCCAATTGCATCAGCAATGGAGATTCCTGCTTTAGCGGGGGCTGGAACAAACTTAGTAATAAATTTTGACGCAGTTCAATATAGCGGTGGTACTTGGTCAGCACTTACTGGAAGTAAGATTGTACATCTATTCATATCTATAGTTTGATATAAAAATGGTATAATCTTTATAGAGGTGACCACATGGCTGTAGAAAATATAGGAAACTTAGTACCAACTAAAATTCCAGCATTAAGTGATGATGCTAACATTCAAGATGCTTTAAAGGCATATCATTATGGGTCGTATGATTTTGACACGGCAGAAACTAATACAGCAAATCTTTTAAATCCATCTATTGCTTATAGCATTACTAATTTACAAACTCAAATTACCACAAAGGCTGCCCTAGAAGTTTCAGCAAGGGATATTTCAAGAGCAAGTACGACTGCACCAACTGCAGCAGCATTTACAGCATTTTCTAATACCATACCAAATGGATATGTTTGGTTAGACACGGATTCATCAGCAGGTGTTGGATACTACTCGGCAACTTCTGCATATACAACAACTGCTCCATCAACAAATTTAGCAAATGGTCTTATTTGGATTAAAAAAGGTTCAAGCCCACTTGAAATGTATGTTTATAATGGCGACACTAGCACATTTGATCAGGTGGTCTAATGCCTACGGTATTTGATTCAGACGGTAAAGCAGCCTACGTATACAATGTAGCAGATGATACCTGGTATCAAGTTTCTGGTAAAACGGATATCTCTGGAACATTTGAATGGACTGGACTTCATACTCACTTATCTAATTTAACTGCTACAGAAAATTTTACAGCAAAAAAAGGAACAAATAATTTTCTTAATCCATCAGCGAGGGATGCAGCAATCACATCTCCAGTGGCGGGAACAGTATGCTTAATAAGGCAAAATTCTGGTGGTACAACAATTAATGAAATTCAATACTACGATGGCAGCAGTTGGCGTACTCTAATTCCTAGTCAAACAGGAAACGCAGGGAAAGTTTTACAAACAGATGGTATAATAACATCATGGCAAAGTGCACCAGACTCAACGGTAACAAGCCTGTTATTTATGGGAGGATAATAAATGCCAACAACTTATAAAGTACTTGGTCAACTAGCACCTGCTGCAGTAACATTATCAACAGCATACACGGTTCCATCATCTACTTCAGCAGTGGTTTCAACAATAACCGCTGCTAACAGATCAAGTGCTGTAGACACTATTAGAATTGCAGTTCGGCCAACAGGAGAAAGTATTGCTAACAAACACTACATTACATATGATGAACAATTAGGTGGAAATGTTACTGCTGGATACACAATCGGTATTTCTTTAGCAACAACAGACGTCATTTCTGTTTATTCAACAAATGGCACAACATCTTTTAATATTTTTGGATCGGAGATTGCATAATGGCTATTAACAAATTTTCAGTTGCACCTGGAGCATTGCCTACATTAAGATATAATTTCACATCATCAGGAACATTAACTGTTCCCGCTGGCGTTAACTATATGTATATTCTGGCTGCTGGTGGCGGTGGCAACGCATCCACTGGTGGATTTGGTTTTTATGGAAATTTCGCAGCAGGTTCTGCTGGTGGCGGTTCTGGTGGAGTAGCACAGGGTTGGGTTCGTGTTGTACCAGGCGAGACTTTAACATACACAATTGCAGCATCACAAGGAGTAACAACCATCTCATCTGCTGGAGATTTTCCATTTAGATTTCAAGGCAATGCTGGAGGTAATGGATCTACTAGTGGTGAAGGTGGCCAAACAGTAGGAACAGCAGGAACTGCATCAATCTCTGCACAAGCATTACAGTTTGTAAATGCTGGACTAGGAACACTTCCAACAACAACAATAGGACTTGGAACTGCACCACACTACTCTGGCGCAGGTAACGGTACCGCTGGGCTTGCTGGAGGCGGAATTGCTACTGGTACTGGAGGAACAGGTCTTGCTGGAGTCCCAACTGCTCAAGGAGGTGCTGGAATTTCAGAAATTGCAACTACTATAAATGGTGGAGTAGGTGGCGGTGGCGGTGGCGGTACATGCCCTACTAATGGTGCGACAGTTGGCGTTGGTGGCGCTGGTGCCGTCAGAATTTACTATTAGGAGAATAAAAAATGAAAATATTTGCAATAATAAAAGATACCGTGGTTGTTAATAAAATCATTGCTGATTCAAAAGAATTAGCAGAAACTCTTACTGGACTGTTGGGTGTAGAAATAGAAGATCCACGAGTTTGTGAAATAGGCTCATCATATGTAAATAATGAGTTTAGAGATCCAGCCCCGTATGCTTCTTGGACATATAGCGAAGAATTAAATGAATGGGTTGCTCCAGTAGCAAAACCAGAAGATGAAAACTTCTATGTTTGGTCAGAAGCAGATTTAAACTGGACAAGGGTAACAGAGTAATATATCTTTATAAATAAAAAATACCCCCAAGGCATTTAGCCAAGGGGGTTATTTTTTTTATTAAATTATTGTTTACATGGATACTTGTTGTACCATTCTTGATACCTTTTTCCATTGATGGAACTCCATGCAGACCAGTCTTTTCCACCCTTGGTCATGTGAAGAGCAATTTGTGCGTTGACTACTGGGTTTAATAACTCAGCATTTGAGTCTAACTCAAACTTTTCTCTACGATCTGACCCTAATTCTCCAAGCATATTTATTTGAAATACACCATAAGAACTATCTCCAGTTTTTACATTACCGTTGAAAGCAAGAGGACGACCATTAGACTCTGCCTTTGCAATAGCACAAGCAGACCTTAAAGTCTTTCCCTCAAACCCTACATGACGTAACATATCCACCAGTTGCTCATCAGTTAAATTATGAGCATTTTCATACTTTTCTAATTTTTTCTCTTTAGAAACCAAAAAGGCCACCTTTTGGGTGGCAGACTTAACGGACTCTTTAATTAGTAAGTTGTTTTCGTTCGTTGCATTTGCAGCCCCTGAAAAAACAGTACCACAAATAACCAACGACAATACCCCTAGCCAAACATTTGCTTCTCTCATTGTAAAATACCTCCTAGAGAACAAATGCTACCAAGTAGGTAGCATGTATTAATTATAACACGAATTTGGCAATAGAGTCAAGTTTGAGTAATAAAATATAAAAATATTTTAAATATCATATTAGTTGATGGTATAATGATATAACTATGGCCGCCTTATATAGAAATACCGATGAATCTGCAATGTCGCCTCAGCCAACGGCTCCTGCAACATATAATCTTGGCAATATACCACCACTTGTAAATTGGACGGTAGTCGTAGGAGATAGTGCTTCTTTTAGAATTTATGTAGAAGATGATCTTGGAAATGAATTAGATTATACAAATGATGAAAGCGGAGATATTACTGGCTGGGATATAAAAGCAGATTTTAGAAGGTATTCAGACAATGTCGGAACCGACTTAGTATTTAGTATAACTCCATATGCAACAGTCTTTGATGATCCAGGAGAATTCACAGTAACCATATCACCAGAACAATCTAAACAACTAAAAACTGGCGACGTATTTGATGTTCAACTATCTGACGCTACTCGTGTTTGGACGGTATGTCAAGGTGAAATGATCATGATAGGCGAAGTTACAGATCAGAGTTAATAAATGGCTACCACAAGAATTAGCAATATATCAAACCCCATTTCTATCCAAGACATAAAACCAACAAAAACCCTCTCTAATATAAAACCCTTTAACTCAACAGCATCTAATGTTGCTTTAGGTACAGTTCTTGCTATTGCTACATTAACCAATACCGTCGCAGTTTCTGATTTAAAACCAATACCGTCAAATTTTCAAAAAGTAGACTATGCAAAAGTTATTACGCCATCATCGGTTTTACCTTTTAGACTTACAATTACAAACATTGGTATTGAAGGATACGATCCAGCAAATCCTCCTGGAATTGGTATTCAGATAATTGGTTTTTCTAACTATATACTTTAACATAATGATATAATGGCCCTATGGCAAAGATATCAACCACCAACGTAAAGGCTCTGTTTCAAACAGGCGATAGACCAACACAAGAAAACTATATAGATTTAATTGATAGTACTTCTGCTAGGTCTACCGATCTTGGATCAGATGGCAATAACGAGTTAACAATTAATGGAATTGAGAACTCAACAGTGTTTGATAACTTTACCGCAAGCGAGTGGAGATCAATGAAATATATGATCTCACTAAAATATGTAGCAGGCGGAGCAAACAAATACGCTGTTACAGAATTAACAGTATTGAATGATGGATCAGATGTATCTGTTAGTCAATATGGCACTATTGAAAATGATGGGAATATTGGCACCATCTCTGTTTCAAAGGCTGGAGACACAGTTTCATTAACTGTGGTTCCTGTGGGGGGAAGTACACCTATAACTCTACGCTATTTGCGTATGGGATTAAAGGCCTAACCAAGGAGATAAAAGATGGCAACCGTAACAAAAGATTTTAGAGTAAAATCGGGACTGATAGTTGAGGGATCAACTGCGACCGTTAATGGAAAAAACGTAATCACAGCAGGCATTGTAGATGCTAAAGGTGATTTATTAGTAGGTAGTGCAGATGATACAGTTATTAGATTACCCGTTGGTGCAACTAATGGACACGTTTTAACAGTAGACTCAAACGAAGCATCAGGATTAAAGTATGCAGCACCAGCAGCAGTTGGTGTATTTGATACAAGCATTAGTTTTGAAGGTGCAACAGCAGACTCTTTTGAAACAACTGTTCAAGTAGTAGATCCAACAGCAGATCGTACAATTACAATTCCTGACATAACTGGAACATTAATTACATCTGGTGATACTGGCACAGTTACAGCAACAATGCTTGCTGCAGATTCAGTAACCACCGCAAAGATTTTAAACGCTAACGTAACAGCAGCAAAACTTGCTTCAGACTCTGTAGAGACAGCAAAAATTGTTGATGCTAACGTAACAGCAGCAAAACTTGCTGCAGACTCAGTTACAACTGCAAAGATTGTTGACTCAAATGTAACAGCAGCAAAATTGGCTGCAGACTCAGTTACAACAGCAAAGATTCTTGATGCTAACGTAACAGATGCAAAACTTGCTTCAAACTCAGTTACAAATGCTAAGATTGCAGATTCAGCAGTTGATACAGCAGAGATTGCAAATAATGCAGTAACCACAGCAAAGATTACAGACTTAAACGTAACCACTGGTAAACTTGCAGATGGCGCAGTAACCACAGCAAAAATTACAGATGCTAACGTAACTGCTGGTAAACTTGCTGCAGACTCTGTAGAAACAGCAAAAATTGTAGATCAAGCAGTAACTTCTGCAAAGATTGCTAACGATACAATCGTAGATGCTGACATTAACTCAGCAGCAGCAATTGCACAGTCAAAGATTTCAGGACTTACAACAGACCTTGCAGCCAAACTAGCACTTGCTGGTGGCACAATGTCTGGTGCAATTGCAATGGGTACAAACAAGATCACAGGTCTTGGTACACCAACTGATGGAACAGATGCAGCAACAAAGAATTATGTAGACTCAGCAGCACAAGGTATTGATTGGAAAGCATCAGTACGTGCAGCAACAACTACAGCAGTAACTCTTGCATCCGATCTAGAAAACGGAGACACTCTTGACGGAGTAACTCTTGCTACTGGTGATCGTGTTCTTGTTAAGAATCAGTCAACTGGTTCAGAAAACGGTATCTACGTAGTTAAGGCATCTGGTGCTCCAGATCGTTCAACTGATGCAGATACAGGTGCAGAACTTACTTCAAACTTTGCGGTATTTGTAGAACAAGGAACCACAAATGCTGATCAAGGTTATGTATTAACTAACGATGGTGCAATCACAGTTGGCACTACAGCGCTTACATTTACTCAGTTTACTGGTTTGGGACAAATTGTTGCTGGTACAGGATTAGACAAGACTGGAAACACTCTTGATATTGATTCAACTGTAGTAACATTAACAGGTACACAAACCCTTACAAATAAGACACTAACGTCACCAACATTAACAACTCCTGATATTGGAACTCCATCAGCAGGAACTTTAACAAATGCAACTGGTCTTCCAGTAGCAACTGGTATCTCAGGTCTTGGAACTGGCGTAGCAACATTCCTTGCAACTCCATCTTCTGCAAACCTTGCATCAGCATTAACTGATGAATCAGGATCTTCAACAGTAGCATTTACTAACAGTCCAACTTTTGTTACACCAACTCTTGGTGCAGCAGCAGCGACAAGTATTGCTCTTCCAGATGCTCTTGTTGGTTCTGCTCTTGCTACCGCTTCAACTTCAGCAACAACAATTGATACATGGTCAGCAACAACATACTCAAGTGCTAAATATATCGTACAAATGAAAAAAGGTACTGATATTGAAGTAATTGAATTACTTGTTACAGTTGATGGATCAAACAACGTTTACTTAACAGAGTATGCAGATGTAATAAGCAACGCTGAACTAGGAACAACTAACGCTGTTTACAGTGGTGGAAACGTTCTTCTTCAGGTAACTGGTGCAGCAGTAGATACTGATGTTAAAGTACACAAGATTTATATTGAGGCATAACTAGAATAGAGGTCGGAAGTGGTAACAGTAAATAAAGACTTCAAAGTAAAGCACGGCATTATTGTAGCCGATGGCGGAACTTTTGGATCAACAGTCACAGTTGCCACTCCTACTCAAAATGCTCATGCAGCAACAAAACTTTATGTAGATACTGCAGTTGGTTCTCCAACTATTGGAACAACACAGCCAGAAACTCCAGCAAATGGAAATTTATGGTTTGATACAGTAACAGAGCGTATTCACGTATACTACAATGGTCAATGGATTGCAATTGCTACCCTTGAAGATTCTGAAACACTGCCTGATCATATTCATGACACAGCAATTGATGGAACTGGATTAGTTGTAAGTAGATTTATTGATGCTGGGTTTTATTATGAACCTGGAGTTCTTGTAAGTGCTGGACTTTACAACACTACAGAATTTGAAGCAACGTACGACGGCGGAATAGCAACAGATAATTTTAACTAACTATCTGTTATAATATAACTAAGTATAAGGAGTCATAAATGGCAACCAGAATGCAACAGCGTAGAGGAACTGCAGCGCAGTGGATCTCTACAAACGGTGGAGCAGGACCAGTATTAAATGCTGGCGAAATGGGTTGGGAATCAGATACAAATAAATTTAAAATTGGCGATGGTGTCAATAACTGGACAAGCCTAGACTACTTCTCTGACATTAACTCTACTGTTAATCCCGCTTTTGGTTCAAGCATTACTTTTGAAGGCGCTACCGCAAATGATTTTGAAACAACTCTTGCAATAACAGATCCAACTGCTGACAGAACAATTACTATTCCAGATGTTACTGGTACAGTTATTACAACTGGTAACCTTTCAGACATTACTAATATTGGAGTATTTACTTCAACAATTACAATGGAAGGTTCTACAGCAAATGACTTTGAACTTACAATTTCTGCAGGTGACCCTACCGCAGATCGTACAGCAACTTTTCCAGACGCTACAGGAACAATTGTTCTTGATAGTACAACTCAAACATTAACTAATAAAACTATTGCATTTGGTTCAAACACAGTTACTTCAACTCTTGCTCAACTAAATACCGCAATTAGCGATGCAGATGTAGCCTCACTTGCTGGTTCAGAAACACTTACAAACAAAACCTTAACAACTCCAGTAATATCAAGTATTACAAATGGTGCTGCAACATTAACACTTCCAACATCAACTGGAACTATTGCACTTACCACAGACATTCCATCAGGAGTTGTGACTGAAACTGGAACACAAACCCTTACAAACAAAACTTTAACTAGTCCAGTAATTACTGGAGCAGTATTTAATGATGGCTCAATCGTTCTTGAAGGTGCTACAGCAAACGATCATGAAACAACTATTACAGTAACTGATCCTACAGCAGACCGCACTATTACTTTGCCAGATGCTACAGGTACTGTTGCTCTTACAAATAATAAGTTGGATGCTTTTGCTGCAACTACTTCAGCAGAACTTCGTTCAGTAATCTCTGATGAGACTGGCACTGGCGGACTTGTTTTTGCTGATACTCCAACACTTATAACACCAAACATTGGTGCTGCAACTGGTACATCTTTGGTTCTTTCAGGGGACCTAACAGTTAATGGTACAACAACTACAATTAACTCAACTACTCTTGCAGTAGATGATAAGAATATTACTCTTGGAGATGTT